GAGGGATATCTCGCGCACCGCGCTCCAAGTCAAGTACAACGAGACCCTCAAGCCGGCCGGGCTCCATTGCGATGGCACCGTCAGTGTCAAACCGCGGAGCGTTAAGAACGTCCACACGTCCATGCAGACCCACATCCTGCCTGTCTCCCGCATGATCGCGAAGACCCTCAAGTCCATCTTCGACGGCAGCAATGTGTTCGACATCGGTCGCTACAAGGTCAGGATTGTGATCGCGCATTCGACTGCGGAGAATATGCAGCACTACGCGGAGCTGCTCGCGAGCGACGACATGGTGATCATCATCTCCTGCGACGATACGGCAGTGTCGATGGGGCGATATGCCGCCGAGGCCGGTTTCTCAGCCCAGGAGACGGACTACAGCGCCTATGACCAGAGCCAATCTCAGCCGTTTTGGGACGGCGACGCCACCATCCTCGCCAGCATCTGGAGCGAGGCCCAGTGGTGGGAGCTGCACCGTTTGATCAACGAGGCTCCTGTGCGGGCGAAGGTGTCGCAGAACACCCCGCACACAATCAACGATTCGGTCGCGGCCGTCATCCGCCATTGCATGCGAACCGGGGTCGGGACTACCTCGGACTTCGGATCTCTCCACAACGTTACCGCCCACGTCCGCTGGCTTCTCCGCGGAGTCGCTGTGCCCTTTTCTGAGGTGTGCGCCGAGGTGGGGCTCGTGGCGAAGGTGATACATTCGCCTTCCACGGATGGCATGACTTTTCTCAAAGGCTTTTTCTGGAAAGGGACTTGGAACGTCCTCCCCTCCAGCTGCCTCAAGTTAGGAAAGATCATGCGCAATCCGATGGAGATCCTTCACATGCATTCCCCGTGCCCCGCGGCCGAGACCATGTTCTTGGCCGTCATGTCGAGCGTTGATGTGCCCGACGACTACCCGCTCTTGGGGCCTATGCGTGTTCTGGCGCGCCGCTTGATTCGGGCTTCAGTCGCACCAGACAAAGCGCTCCGCGCCCTCTCAGATCCTGTTGTGTTTGAAGGCGCCAAGTACAAAATCCGCTGCGCCCGTGCGCCGCGTTCTGAGTGTCTTCAGTTCATCGACGCTCGCTACGGTCTTACCGAGGCCTCCATCTTGGAGGCCGAGGCTTTGATCCTTTCTGTTTCCTCTCTCCCCGCCCTGGTTGCCCATCCGGTCTTCGAGCGCTTGCGCGCCGTCGACTATGAGTGATCGGGGCGGGGTCCTGGTCATGACGTAAAACTGACCGTAGGGGGTGATTCCCCCGCTGCCCGAACCACAATTCTCAACAGAAGAACTCTCTCAGAGACCCGCTCAAAACGGATCCCTCGCTCCCTCCTGCATTCCAGGAACACACTTGCCCCCGTTGCTGCTACGTGTGGCGACCCCGTGACTATCTCGATGATTGGTCCCCTGACCGCCAAGCAAGCTCGACGCGCTGCACGCCGTGCAGCCCGCCAGGCCGGAGACCCCGGGATGGCCCAGCCACTCCCGCCGTCGTCCCAGCGCGCGCCGCGTCGCGCAGCTGGGCCGTCTACCGCTACCGCAAAGCCCCGACCTCCTCAGGTCGGGGTGGCCAACAACGGAACTCGCCCAAGTGGGATCGGTGCTGCCCTCGGCACCTCTAAGCAGCAGCTGGAGGATGCTTTCACCAAGCAGGACGAGGC